AAAACTGTAAAACCTTTCAATATTCAGGATTTAAACATGAGTAATGCTGATGATCGTGCTAAATATGCAAAATATCGCAAAGAACGAGATTCAAAACCTACTCAAATTAACTTAACAAATAAATAATAAGGACAAACAAAAATGGCAAACGAAACAACAAGTTCCACACTATCGGAACTATATACAGAGATAGTGGCAGAGGCTTTATTCGTAGCAAGTGAGAAATCACTAATGCGTGGATTGGTAAAAAACTATTCTATCTCAGGCGGTGGAAAAAGTGTTGAAGTACCAATTTATGCTGCTGTGAGTGCTGCGGCTGTAAGTGAAGCAAGTGATTTGTCTAATACTGCAATCAACCCATCTTCTGTTACGATAACAGCAAGTGAAGTTGGTCTTATGACAACATTAACGGATTTAGGTAGAAATGCCTCTCCAAGAAATGTTGCCGCAGATATTGGTAAATTATTTGGCGAAGCTATTGCTAAAAAAATTGATGTAGATTTAACTGCATTGTTTGATGGCTTTAGTAAAATAGTAGGTGGTGCTGATGTTGCATTTTCTGCTGCAAAGCTTTTTGAAGCTTTAGCAGAATTGAGAAATCTAGCAGTTCCTACTGACAATCTATCTTGTGTGGTACACCCATACATAGCATACGATTTAAAAGGTGCTTTAACTAATACTTTTGCGAATCCTAATCCAAGTGAAAATGCTAATGAAGCTATGAGAACTGGGTTTGTTGGAAGATTGGCTGGTTGCAATGTGTACGAATCCGCTAATATTTCTAACACAGGAACAACAGGCGATTATAAAGGTGCTGTATTTAATAAAGATGCTCTAGGTCTTGCAATGATGCAAGATGTCAAAATAGAAACTCAAAGAGATGCGAGTTTAAGAGCAGATGAATTAGTTGCGACTTCAGTTTATGGAGTTTCAGAATTACACGATACTTATGGTGTCGAGTTAATGATGGATTCATCACTACTGTAATATACATAACTATTAAAGGCGGTATTTTATATCGCCTTTAGTACAACTAAAGGAAAAATATGATAAAAGTAATAACTCCTAATATTCCAATGGTTAAATTAACGAATGGAATCAAAACTATTGAAAGAAGCAAAATACAATATGAATCTAATATAAAACATTTTATTATGAGAGGTTTTAAATTAGTGTCAGATAAGATAAAAGAAGTAAAAGAAACAACTGATAATAAGGTAGTACAATTAAAACCTAAAAAAAAGAAAGCGAAAAAGAAATGAAAAACTTAAAATCATATATAAAACTAGCAAAAGATAATCCTAAAGTTGCTGCTGGTATTGTTATAGTAACAATAATAATATTAACTTGGATATTCTAAATGGCAAATTATTCAGGTGCAAATGTAATAGTAGCTGGAGATGTAACTAAATATCAACCAGATGCTTTTGAATTTGGTGTTTCATCAACTTCAACTGAAACAGCAAATTTCTTTGCCCAAACTACTAACGATATTTTAAGAGAATTAAGAACTAAATGGTGGCCTGTTTATAAAACAAATGTCTATTCAGATATTACATCATTACAAACTGCTGAAATGGTTAATACAAAAGTTAATTTAGATCAGTTTGAACGTGCTGGTGTTTATTTATTCTTATCAAGATTCTTTTTACCAGCATTAACTAAATTTAGACCTGAAGCTGATAAAGATAGATTTGAAAGAATGATTGAATTTTATTCTTCTCAATATGCAAAAGAAATGAGATCAATCCTAGAAGATGGTGTTGAATATGATAGTGATGCTTCTGCTAGTATATCTGCAAGTGAAAGAGAACCTTTACATGGATATAGACGATTGACTAGATAATGGCTATACAAGCAACCATTAAATCAAACTCTAAAATAATATCTAAAAAATTTAAAAAACTACAAGATAAACTTCCTAGATTTATTGATAAAGGATTAAAACAAGCTGGGTTTCATTTATTAGATATTGTAAGAACCAAAACATCTAAAGGACAAGATTTTAGAGGCAGACCATTTGCACCTTATTCAGAAGGTTATTTAAAACGATTAAGTAAAGAAGGTAAATCAACAAAAATAGATTTATTCTATTCTGGTAAAATGATGGGAAGTTTAACACCATTATCTACTGTTAAAAAATCAGGAAGAAACAAAGTATCATTAGCTTTTAGTAATGCACAAATGCGTCAGAGAGCATTATTTAATCAAGTTACTGGAGAACCTAAAAGAGAATTTTTTGGGTTTAATTCTCGTACAGAAATGATTATAAGTAAAGCCTTTAATAAGTTTGTAGAAAAAGAAATTAGAGGAATGAGATTATGAGTATAAGAGAAGATATAGCTTCAAACATACATAGTGTTATAGATGGAATATCAAGTCCTGATGTTAAGTTATGTACTAGACAACCATTTCAATTAGAAGAATTATCACAACAACAATATCCAGCAGTAATAGTACAAACTTCTGAAGAAACTAGAGAGGATAGTGAATTAGGAAGTGGTGCTAAAACAAGACATGGTACTATTGATTTTGTAATATTAGGCTTTGTAAAAGGAACAGACTCTAATATTGATACAGCTAGAAACGCATTAATAACAGCTATTGAAACTGCTTTAGAAACTGATATTACAAGAAACAACAAAGCGATAGATACAGAAATTACACAAATTGAAACTGATGAAGGAACTTTATTTCCTGTTGGTGGTATAAGAATGACAATTAGATGTATGTACGAGTATCAATCAGGAACACCATAGGAGATAACATGAACATAGAAAAAATATTAGATAAAATAACTAAAAAAGTAGATCAAATAGAAAAATTACACGACAAAGAATCTATGTTGTGTGAAGAAGTAAAAGATTTAGTAGAAGAAGCTAGAGAAAATTCAATAGAAGAAGATCAAGATTTAGAAGAAGATAATAATGATTTAGATGAAGAAAATGATTTTGATGAAGATGAAGAAGATATTGACGAAGAAGAAGATAAATAGTAAAAGGGCTTATGGCTAAAGATATTAAATTATATAAAGATGGTTCAGAGATAAGTATTAATGAAACTCAACTTGAAAATTTTTTAGAATTAGGCTATAAGCGAGAACAAGAAACAAAACAAGCAAAACCAAACAAGGATAAAAAATGGCAACACATCACGGAAAAGAAGGAGTTGTAACTGCTGGTGGAACTGGTGTTGGGGAACTAACAGGTTTTACTTTAGAAACTACTGCTGATGTTGTAGAAGATACTCAATTATCAGATGCAACTAAATCGTTTGTAACAGGAAGAACATCATTTTCAGGAACTTTAGAAATGAGTTATGATGAAACTGATACTCCACAACAAACATTAACTGTTGGAAGTTCTATTGCTTTTATAGTTTTACCTGAAGGTAATGCTTCAGGCGGAGAAGAAAAGTTCACAGGAACAGGTATTATTACAGGAATGTCTATTAATGACACAATGGACGCAGTAATTACTAGAACAATAAATTTTCAAGGAACAGGTGCATTAACAAGAGGAACTGTATAATCCTAATTTATGTCAGTAATTGACAGAGTAAAAACGCATTTTGAAACTCTTAAAACCATCACTATTGAAGTTGATGAGTGGAAAGATGATGACGGAAAACCTAGTGTATTTTATTCAGAACCATTAACTCTTGAAGAAAAAAATATTATCTTTAAGAAATCTAATAACTTTCAAGACTTAACTGTATTAGTTGATTTACTTATAATGAAACTCCAAGTCAAAAATGACAAAGGAGAAATGATTAAAGCATTTCAAGTAGAAGATAAATTTGCTTTAAGAAAGAAAGCAGACTCTAATGTTATTGCAACAATAGCAAATAAAATCCTTTTAGATACCAATTACGAGGAAGCCGAAAAAAAGTAAATAGCGATCCTGAAATCAGGTCGCTTCTAGTAGTAGCAGACAGACTCCACATTCCCATTCAACAAGTATTAGATATGCCAGTTAGCCATTATAATCTTTGGTTAGCTTACTTGAAAAAAGAGCAAGATCAGTATAAAAGAAATCAATCACTAGCAGAAGCAAAGAATTATAAATAATGGCACAACAATTAAAAATAGACATTGTAGCAAAAGATAGGTCGAAACAGGCTCTTGGTAAATTACAAGGAAGTTTAGCAAAAGTTAAGGCATCTGTTTTTAATTTAAGAAATGCTTTCGTGGGTTTGGGTGCTGGATTAGTTTTAAGAGGAATTATTAATGCTGGTATGCAAATTGAAACTCTTGGTGTTCAATTAGAAGCATTAACTGGTTCTGCTGCAAAAGGAAAGTTAATGTTAAAGCAAGTCTTGGACTATGCTAAAAATACTCCATTTGAGTTATCAAATATTCAACAAGGTGTAGCCTCATTAGCAACTGTATCTGAAAAAGCTGAAGAAATGGGAATATCGTTTGAAGAATTATTAAAAATTACAGGAAACACAGCAGCCCAATTAGGTGGAGATTTTGCTTTAGCTTCACAACAAATACAAAAATCATTTAGTGCTGGTATTGGTGCAGCAGATTTATTTAGAGATAAAGCAATAACAGCTATGGCTGGTTTTTCTGCTGGTGTAAAAACTAGTGTTGATGACTCAATTAAAGGATTAGCAAAAGCATTTGGAACTGGTGGTAAGTTTGGAGAACTAACTGATAAACTAGCACAAACTTTAGTAGGAACTATATCAAATTTAAAAGATGCTTTCTTTACAATACAAACAGAAATAGCAGCTGGTTTCTTTGATGAATTAAAAAAGCAATTAGGAGATTTAAAAAAATTCACAGAAACTAATGATGAAGCTATTAGAAGATTAAGTAGAAATATGGGGGAAAATTTAGCAGTTGCAATTTTAAAATTATCTGATGCTATAAAAATACTTACTAAAAATTTCAGAGATTTCCAAAGTGTTCTTGGGCTTGTACTTATTGCTGTAGGTGGAATCTTTGCAAAATTAGCTGGTGCTGGTTTAATTATAAATGATATTAATAGAAGAATAAAAACATTATCTGGAGTTACTAAAGAAGCAAAAGATGAATATAAACTTTTACAAAGAACAGTTAAACATGGTGGAGAAGAATTTTTAATAGCTAGTTATGCTGCTGAAGAACTTGCATTAAAAGCAAATGAAGCTGGAGAGGCCTTTATGAAAGCCTTTAATGCAAATCAAATATTATCATCACATAATGCTATGCACGAAATGATGAATACAACAGAACAACTTAAAGAATCTTTCAGAGAAATGAATCAAAAAGAATTAACTATACTAGAAGATAAAATTAAAAATATTGGTCAAACAATTAAAGAAGGTTTAAATGATGGAATCAAAAAAACTTCAGATGCTATTGCAAGAACATTAGTATTAGGAGAAAAATTATCAGATACTTTTAAACAAATGGCTCAAACATTTTTAGTTAATATTATTTCACATTTGATTCAACTTATTGCAAGAAAAAGTGTTGAACTTGCTATTGAAAAAATGATAACAAGAGAAAAACAAAAACAATTAGCTTATTCTGGTGCTTCAAATTTAATGGGATTAGGTTCTTTAGGAAGTTTCTTTGGTAAAGCTAGTGGTGGTGCAGTAGCAAAAGGACAACCAACTCTTGTAGGAGAACGAGGTGCAGAAATGTTTATACCAAATTCATCAGGACAAATTACACAAAATGCTAGAGGAGTAGGTGGTGGTGGGGGTACAACAGTTAATTTTAATATTAATACAGTAGATGCTAGAGGATTTGATGAACTATTAACTCAAAGTAGAGGAACAATAACACAATTAATTAATCAAGCTGTTAATGAGAGAGGTGCGAAAAGTATTATATAATGTCAGGTGCTTTCCCTATATCAACTGCTAAATTTGGAACTTTAGGAATAAAGTCTATTCAAAATACTATTATATCTAAATCCGTATCAGGTAAAAGATTAGTTAGACAAATAGATAATCAAAGGTGGTCATTTACAGTTCAAATTATTACTGCAAAAAGATCAGATGTATATGGAGATTTAATGGCTTTTATAGTTAAACAAAGAGGTCAAAAAGAAACCTTTACAATCATACCACCAGAACTTGAAGATGCTAGAGGAACTGAAGCTGGTACAGTTTTAGTTAATGGAGTTCACGCAGTTGGAGATACAACAATAGCTATGGACGCATTTGGTGGAGATGGTGCTGGTAGATTTAAAGCTGGAGATTTTTTAAAGTTTGCTTCACATAATAAAGTTTATATGGTTGTTTCAGATGTAACCAGTTCAAGTAATGCTGCAACAGTTACTATTGAACCACCTTTACTTGTAGCACTAGCAGATGATTCAGTAGTTGTTTATGATAATGTTCCTTTTACTGTTTCTTTAACAACAGATGTTCAAGAGTTTGGAGTATCAGGTGCAGATAAAGATGGAAATTTATATTACGAATACCAATTTGATGTTGAAGAAGCCTTATAGATGAAATACAAAGTAAAGTATTGGCTTAATGTTGATGTGTTAGCAGAAGAAATAGTTGAAGCTGAAGATATTGATGTTAAAAACAATAATCTGGAACAATGTAAAGAGCCTTCTAAAAATGCTACTTATACTGTGATGGACACGATAAAAATTAATAGACGAACATTCGAGGAACATGACGAGAAGCCTGACAACAGCATTAAAGAACGAACTAGCAACAAATGATATTAGACCATTCCATTTACTTACACTTGGGTTTGGTACTCCTGTTAATATTACAGATTGTTCATTTCCATTAACATCTTCTATATCAGGTAGTTCAGTTACCTATGCAACAAGTGATTTTATATTAGGTTTTTCTAATTTTACAGAACAAGCAGATGTAACTAAATCAAGTTTAACAATATCTTTATCAGGTGCAGATCAAACATTTATATCAACTTGTTTAAATGAAAATGTAGTTAATGATGCTGTAAGTATTTATAGAGGTTTATTAACAGATGCTAATGCTATTATTGCTGATCCATTTCTTTTGTATTCAGGAAATATAGAAAGTTTTTCTGTTAATGAATCTGAAACTTCTAGCACAGTTAATCTATCAGTAGTATCTCATTGGGCAGACTTTGATAAAAAGAATGGTCGCAAAACAAACAACACATCACAACAAAGATTCTTTAGTGCAGATGTAGGAATGGATTTTAGTTCTGAAACAGTACAAGATATTAAATGGGGTAGAGCATAATGGGATTTGGTGGTTTTTTTAAAACTGTATTTAAGTATTTTTCAAATTTGAATCCTGTTACACAATTAGTTATTAGTGTTGCACTAGCTTGGTTAATGCGACCTAAAGTTCCTGAAATGCCAGACTTTGGTACTAATGATTTTGATAATTATGAAAAAGGTATCTTATTAAATAAACAATCTAATGACGCAAACATTCCTGTAATCTATGGAACAAGAATGATTGGTGGAACTAGAGTCTTTATGGAAACTTCAGGTACAGATAACACCCATTTATACATGGCAATAATTTTATCAGAAGGAGAAATAAACGATATAACTTCAATAAAAATAGATGATAAAACAGTAACATGGTCAGGCGATCTATCAGATAATGTTCAAAGAACAGTAGGGAGTGGAGATAGTAATTTTTATAAAGACTCTACAAGTTTAATTACAGTTGAACCACATTATGGAACTGATGGACAATCTGCATCATCATTATTATCAACATTATCTAGTTGGGGAAGTACACATAAACTATCAGGTCTTTCTTATTTAGCTTTAAAATTTACTTGGAATCAAGACGCATTTACTGGGATTCCTAAAGTTCAATCAATCGTACAAGGTAAAAAAGTAGTAGCTTATAATTCAAGTTCAGTAGCACAAACTGCTGCACATTCAGATAATCCAGCTTGGTGTTTATTAGATTATTTAACAAACGCAAGATATGGAAAAGGTCTAGCAATAGGAAGTATTGATATACCAAGTTTTTATACTGCATCAGGAATTTGTGATACAGATGTTACAGCTTATGGTTCAACTACAATAGATGTAATGGATTGTAATGCTGTTATTGATACATCAAGTCCTGTTATAGATAATGTTAGAGAATTTTTAAAAGGTTGCAGAGGTTATCTTCCTTATGTTTCAGGAAAATATAAATTAATTTGTGAAACAACAGGCTCATCAGCAATAACAGTTACAGAAGATGATATTATAGGTGGTTATACTTTATCAAGTCCAACTAAAAATTCAAAGTTTAATAGAGTTATAATTTCTTATGTTAATCCAGCAAGAAACTATCAAGTTGATGAAGTACAATGGCCTGAAATAGATGATAGTGCTTATTCAGCAGCAGATAAACACGCAGCTATGAAAGTAGTTGATGGTGGATTTTTGTTAGAACATAGAGTGGACATGAAAACAATAACAAGTCCATATCAAGCATTGGAACTAGCAGAAGTAATTTTAAGAAGATCAAGAGAAGCATTAGGTTTAACAATCAATGTTAGCTTTAGTGCTTATGATGTAGCAATAGGAGATATTGTAGGGGTAACACATTCCAGCTTGGGATTTTCGAACAAACAATTTAGAATTTTAGGAATTAATTTTAATGCAGATTTTACATTAGGTTTAGACTTAATGGAACATCAAGACGCACATTATACTTGGGCAAGTAAAACACAAGTATCATCAACTCCATCTACTAATCTTCCTAATCCATTTGTTATTCAACCACCAGCTAGTGTTACTTTAGATGATGAATTAATTGAATATAATGATGGTACTGTAATTGTAGCTTTAAATGTAACGATAGGTGCAAGTACAGATAAATTTGTGGACTATTATCAAGTGGAATATAAATTAAGTACCGATTCTGATTATATCATTTATGCACAAGGTTCAGGATTAAATCATAGAGTCTTAAATGTAATTGACCAAAAGATTTATAATGTAAGAGTTAAGGCCGTCAATGGTTTAGGAGTTAGTTCCACTTATGTAACAGCAACAAGAACCATAGTAGGTGCAATAGAACCACCTTCTGATGTAGAGGATTTTGCTTGTAATATTTTAGGACAAGAAGCACATTTATCATGGACTCAAATATCAGATTTAGATTTAGCTTATTATCAAATTAGATATTCTCTTTTAACAGATGGAACAGGAGATTGGGCTAACTCTGTATCTTTAGTTGAAAAAGTATCAAGACCAGCAACCTCAATTAATGTACCAGCAAGGGTTGGAACTTACTTGATAAAAGCAGTTGATAAATTAGGTAACTTTAGTTCTAACGCAACAGGTATTATTTCTAATGTTACAGGTATTCAAAATTTTAATACAATAACATCAGTATCAGAACACCCTGATTTTGATGGAACATTAACAAATACAACAATAGTAGATGATACATTACAATTAGATTCATCAGAATTATTTGATGCCGCAAGTGGAAACTTTGATGCAGAAACAACTAGATTTTTTGATTCAGGTGTTGCTAATGCAGATTTCTATACAAGTGGTAATTATTTATTTGCAGATGTAGTTGACATAGGTGCTAAACATACTTGCAGACTTACAGCTAGTTTAACGCAAACTTCATCTGACCCTGATGATTTATTTGATAATAGAAGTGGTAATTTTGATTCTGCTTCTGGTGCATTTGATGGAGATACACCATCTAATTCTCATGCACATATTGAGATTGCAACAAGTGATGATAACTCAACTTATACAGCTTTTCAAAATTTTGTAATTGGAAATTATACAGCAAGATATTTTAAATTTAGAGTTATTTTAACTTCAAGTGATTTAGCTTCAACTCCTGTTGTATCAGCAGTAACAGTAACAATAGATATGGAAGATAGAATATTTAGTGGAAATGATATAACTTCTGGTGCTGGTGCTAAAACTGTTACATTTACAAATCCTTATAAAACTGTTAATTATGCAGTTGGGATTACAGGACAAGGAATGGCAACTGGGGATTTTTTCTTGGTAGATACAAAAACTATTAATTCGTTTAATGTAACCTTTAAAAATTCAAGTGGAACAGCAGTATCAAAAGTATTTGATTACATATCGAAGGGCTATTGATATATTGATATATTGATATAAAAGGAGTATAAAACAATTATGGCACAACACGATTATAACATAGCAAACGCATCATTTCCGACAGTTAGAACAGACATAAACAATGTTTTGTCTGCTATTAATACTTGTAATTCAGGATCATCTCGGCCGAGTGGAGCAGTAGCTGGAACGATTTGGTTAAATACAGCTGGTGGAGCAACTGCCCATATTTTAACATTTTATGACGGAACAAACGATATTACTTTAGGAACTATTAACACAACAGCTAACACAGTTGATTGGTCAGATAGTACAGTTGTTGCTGATTTAGTTGGAGATACTTCTCCTCAATTAGGTGGAATGTTAGATGTTAATGGACAAGCCTTTGGAGATGGAACTTTAGAATTATTAAAATTTTCAGAAACAGGAAGTGCTGTTAATGAATTTACAATAGCAAATGCAGCAACAGGTGGATCACCTGTATTATCTGCAACTGGTACTGATACTAATATTGGTATTACTTTAACTCCAAAAGGAACAGGAGATGTAGTTCTTGCTGGAGATACTGTATCAGTAGGAGATGCGGCGGCGGCGGCAACTTTAACTTCAAATGGTGCTGGAACTTTAACTGTAACAACTGGTGGAGCAACCGATTTAATTTTAAATACAAATAGCGGAACTAACTCTGGAACAATTCAAATTACAGATGGAGCGAATGGTGCTATGGATTTTACAACAAATGGAACAGGAGCAATTAAATTTAATGATATGGCTTATGTTCCACAACAAGCAATTACATCATCATCAAATGCAGTAGCATGGGACGCACAAGCAAAATCAAACGCAGTACATATCACTACGGAGAACACTACATTTTCTGCACCAAGTAATGGAGTGGAGGGTGCTTTTATTTGTTTAGAAATTAATTATAACGGAGCGCACACTATTGCTTGGAACACAGTATTTGAATTTGCGGCAAGTACAGAACCTACTACAACAGACACAGATGCAAAAACTGACATTTTTGTCTTTAGATACAATGGAGCAATTTGGCAAGAAGTTGGTAGAACATTAAATTTAAGTGAAAGTTAAAATATGTGGGCATTAATAGAAGATAACACAATAGTAAAAACAATTAATAATCCAAAAGGAATGGTTATTGGAGATACTCGTTATTCAAGAAATATATTTTCTTTTAGATGGAGTAACGCAGAAAGAGAAGCCATTGGAATTTATGAAATAGTTTTTGATAATAGTAATAAAAAAGATGAACAATGGTATATAAACACAAATCAAACTTTTGCTTTTGCAGATAATACTGCAACAGCTAGTTATGGATCAGCTACTGCTAAAGCACACGCAGATACTTTATTTACAGCACAAGATGAAACAGATGGATTAGGTACTGAAGGAGAAGTTGCTGTTAGAGGATTAAAATATAATTTAATACAAAATTTAAAATCACAAGTAGCTAATGAACTTGCTAGAACAGATTGGTACATTACAAGAAACACAGAAAAATCTACTGCTATACCTAGTTCTATATCTACTCACAGAGATGCAGTTAGAACTAAACAAGCAAGTATGGAAACTCAAATTACAAATGCAAGTGATACACCAGCTTTAGAAACTTTATACACATACACTACAACAGATGGTGTTCAATCCAGACCATTAGGCGAATTACCAACATTGGAGATTTAATGTTACCCACAATAGCAACAGGAAATGTAGCTTCAGCTTTAGGTGGTGGTTATGAAGTAGCCAACTCATGTAGGTTTAATAGAGCTGATGGTGCTTATATGCACAAGACACCTGGCAGTGCTGGTAACACAGGTAATAAAATATATACTTTTTCTACTTGGGTTAAAAGAGGTGGAATTGCTACCGAACAAGCCTTACTTCGTACTAAAGATGGTTCTGCTGTTGAAAATGTAATGAGATTTAATGCTGGTGGAGAACTTCTCCTTTATGCGACTGGTGGTGCAGCTAATTTAGTTACTTCAGCAAAATATCGTGATACGAGTGCATGGTATAATATAATATATGCAGTAGATACAACACAAGGAGTTGCGGCTAATAGAGTAAAACTCTATGTCAACGGAACACAAGTAACAGCTTTTGCTACAGAAACTTATCCAAGTGCTGATGTAGATATGAAAATATGTGGTGCTACTTTACATATTGTGGGTGCAAATTGGACAGATGATCGTGATGGAGATGGAGATTACTATCTTGCTGAAACTGTTTTAATTGATGGAACTCAATATGCCGCTTCAGACTTTGGAGAA